GCCGGTGCGCTTGTTGGCGAATGCGCGCTTGGAGCCTTGGGGGGCGGGGATGCCCCGCACCGTGATCAGCGTCATGCGATCACCACCGCATTGACGTCCAGCGTCTTCCACGGGTGCCGCCGGACTTCGATCTCCGTGGCATCGTTCAAGTCGGCTTCATAGCCGTCCCAGACCAGGACGGGCATGTCGGGCGGCAGCTCCTGGAGCTTCGCGATCAGCTCGGCCACGGTCATGCGCGCTCTCCGGCCTGCTCGCGTTGCTCAGCCTCGAAATCGATCAACCACGAAATCGCCTCCGCAGCCGACACCTCCCGACGCAGCAACACCATCAGGCGAGCCTGCACAATCCGCAGCCGCTCACGCGTCGCAGACGGCATGTACACACTCGCCCGAGAATCCCTCTCCATCATTCCCTCCTAACGGGGAACCGGGCGGGGCCACCCGGGGAAGCAGCAGCCCCGCCACGACCTACGCCACTTCCTCCACGATCAGCCGCCGCAGCGCCCCGGCCTTATCGCCATCACGCTCGACAGGCCCCAGGAGCGCGACAACCCACCAGCGGTCACCCGACCAGTCGCCAGGCGAGATCGAGGCATGCAGGGCATGGCGGGAGCACAGCCGGAGGGGGCCGTCGACCTCGTGGACGAGGCCGGGCTGCGCGGGGGCCATGCGCCCGCGGCCGCCGTTGGCGGACAGGCCCTGGCTGTCGGAGCGCCACCAGGCGAGGGTGACCTGCTCTTCTCGTGCGTATGCGGTGACGAGTGGGTGGTTCAGGTATGCTTCCAGCGCTTGCGAGCCGTAGCCGGAGCCGTCGCCGTAGCCGTCGCCGTCGCCGTAGCCGGAGCCGTAGCCGTCGCCGCCGCCGGAGCCGTAGCCGGAGCCGTAGCCGGAGCCGTAGCCGTCGCCGTAGCCGGAGCCGTAGCCGTCGCCGCCGCCGTAGCCGTCGCCGTCGCCGTAGCCGTCGCCGCCGCCGTAGCCGTCGCCGTAGCCGTAGCCGGAGCCGTAGCCGGAGCCGTCGCCGTAGCCGTAGCCGTCGCCGTCGCCGTAGCCGTAGCCGTCGCCGTCGCCGTCAGCCGCCCGGGTCAGGACCAGGGCCTGTCCTGCCACAGCTTCACCGCCTCGCCGGTCGCGTCGATAACTGCGGTGATGTCCTGTAGCGTCATCCTCGGGACCGGGCGGGTGACCTTGCACCGTGAGGTGGGGCCGGTGGCGGCCAGGCCGATGACGCCCTGCACGTCGCTGGACCAGTAGACGCACATCTGGGCGTCGGCCAGCTCGATCGTCTTCGCGTCCCGGGCGTGGTCGCCGTTGAGGAACCCGAAGAACACCCCCTTGTGCAGGGTGGTCACCACGACTGGCTGCTGTGCCGTCTGTGTCACTGTGGTTATCCTTTCGTTATTCCCCGGTCAGCCGTTTCTGGCCGGGGAAGCCTGGGCCTTTCGTTCTGCGGCGAGGGGTGCGAGCTTGCGGGCGAGGGCCTCGGCCTGGGTGAAGGAGAGGTGCTTGCTGGACCAGCCGGGGGGGACCGGCTGGCTGAGGCTGAGCATGTCGCGGGTGAGGGCAAGCCGTTCCTCCCGCTTGGTGACTCCGCACTCGGTGAAGAGGGTGCCGAGTCGTGTCAGCTGGGCGTCGGTGGCGGAGCCGGGCTGGTCTTCGGGCCGGTCATCTCCTGGCGGCGGGCTGGTCCACTGGTCGTCGGGGAGTGGGCCGTTGCGTGCGGCGTGGTGGCGGTCGGCGCGGTGGCCGTTGCCGGTGGGGGTGCGGGGCTGCCAGGTGGTGCCTGCGGTGGCGGTGGCCTGGGCTTCGCGGGCGTCGTCGTCGTCGCCTGCGGGGGCCAGGCCGATGGTGGCCAGCAGCGTGTAGCGGCGGGCGTAGGTGATCGCGGACCCGAGGGACTGCGGGCCGCCGGACTCGGGCAGGGGGTAGTCGCCGCCGATGCCTGCCTTGGTGGGCCAGTGGCCGAGAGAGTAGCGGAGGACTAGCTTGCTGTCGTCCTCGCGGATCATGGGGAGGCAGGTCCAGTAGAGGCCGAGGGGGGCGAGTAGGGGGAGGATGGCGTCGTGGACGTCGGCGAGGTCGGCGTACTTGCCGTACTGGGCGTCGGTGGATTTGGTGACGCGGGGTAGGGCGGCCTGGAGGTTGGCGAGTGCCTCCCCCAGGCTGCCCGGCAGCTCAGCGGCCATGACTGCACCCAGACAGCAGGCCATGCTCTTCCCAGTGCTCCAGCGCGGCCCGCAGCTCCTCCAGGCTGTCGCGGTCAGGCTGCTCATAGGCGCCGCACTGCTCATCGCAGTCGACTAGCCGGCGCCCCTGCTGGTCAGTCCGGTTGAATCGCGGGTCAGGCACTGAGGGTCGCTCCCCCCGTGGCGCACGCCAGCATCACGGCCAGGCCCAGCACCCCCACCGCGTCCCCCGCCGTGTGCGCCGGCCGCTGCGAGTCCCACAGGTCCAGCGTGGTCGCGTTCGCGTCCTCGTACGTCACCATGCCGGCCAGGCGCATGACCCCGGCGAGGCGGGCGGCGGCGTCGTCCTCCAGCTCCCCGGCGGACAGGGTCATGTCGGACTCGCAGTCACGGGCGGCGCGCTCGATGGCGGTGACCATGGTGTAGGGCTCGCCATCGACGCGGGAGATCTGGAACGGGTTGTAGCCGTCCTGCTGGATGAGGGCGGCGGCGCGGCGCCAGACGGTAATGATGACGTCGCTGGTGTGGGTGCCCTGCCATGCGGGGCGGGTGCTGGTGGTGGTCATTTCGGGTTCCCCTTCCGTTTGCTGACATGCTCAGCGTATCATGCGTGGCATGCACTCGCAACACGGACGGGGGTAAAACGGTGGGTAATGGGCTGGGAGTACTGGGTTATGGGTGGCTAGTTGGCGTGGCCGGGTGGCTGGGGATGGACGTGCCCCGGCTGCTGGTGTTCGCGCTGTACCTCACCGCCAGCTGCGGGCTGTTCACCGCCTGGTGGCTCTGGGGTGGTGGCCAGCGTGCCGAGCAGGCCCCGCGCGGTGCGGGACTCGGCGGCCTGCTCGGCGGCCAGGATGCGGAGCCGGTCCGCACCCTCAGGCTGGACGGGTTCCCCTGGGATCATGCCGGCCCGCTTCTCGGCGAGTAGCTGCCTCGCCCATGCCGCCCACGCCTGGTAATCCCCGGCGGGCTGCGAGGGCCTACCCGGGTAGCGGGAGGTCATGGCAGGCGCACGTGCACCAGTAGGGATGGCAGTCGTTGTGGTCGCCGGCGCGGCACCGTTCGGAGCACGGGCCGGGGCCGCATGCGTCGCCGGCGATCCTGCGGAGCCGGGCCGGGTGGAACTTGCAGGCGACGGCCATGTGGCCGGGCTGCCCGCAAATGAAGCATGTGACGCTGAAGGGGAGTTCGGGGGGAGGGACGGCGCCCTGCGCTCCGAGCTCGCGCCAGTACGTGTCATCATCGGCTCGCGCGCGCGCGCGGCCCGTACTACGGTCCTCGGTCATCCGCTCTCCTGCATCAGTGAAAGTTTTGCCCCCAGCCATGGGGTGTTGACGTTCTCGGGGTGGCGGGGCTAGGCCCCGCAGAGGCACTGTCGGTGACGGGCCGAGAGTACCGGGTTAAAATCCGGGCATGCTTCGCGGCCATTCGGCGTAAATGTTGTACGCCTCACAGCTTGTCCGGTAACCTAAGTGACGTCTGCTTCAGGTGCTGACACGCTACCGGGCCCACAAGCCTGTGAGCAACAGATCCCCCCGGTTGAGCTCAGCTCCCGGGGGTTTTCTGTACCCTGGCCACCGCGGCCCCGCGCGAGCGGAGCAACCCGCGCGGGGCCGTCACCCCGCCGCCTCCCAGTCCCGGTCCTCCGGCGTCGACGCCCTGGCCGTCGCCGCCCCCCGGTCATCCACCCACCGCTTCCCCTTCGGCGTGGTCGTCTTCCCGATCCGCGACGTCACCGACCCCCCAGCGTGCAGCCTGATCCGCACCGCCCGCCGCCGCGTCGGCCACCCCGCCTTCCGCACCAGCTGGCCCGTCTCCCACTGCACCCGCACCGGGGCATGCCACCCCCCCGTGAACGCCCCCACGTTCGGCACGTCCCGCAGCTCAGACACCCCCCCGAAGTTGCACACGTGCCAGTACACCGACCGCTTCAGCGCCCTGATCCACCGCTGCTCGCCCCACCGGTCCCGCTCCCACGGGTTCACCTGGAGGTAGCCGAGCTGCACCCACTGCATCGCGGTCGGCGGCCCCACGTATACCCCCGCCCACTCGCCCCTCGCCGCATAGGCGCGGGCAATCAGCCGCACGGCGGCAGGATCGAACCACTTGGACACCGGGTCACGCTGATAGGCCACGGGATGATTATGACGATCACGCGGTGTACCATGCGGTCATGCCCACCCGGCGGATCTTCGTGATGACCATCCTCGTGGTCATCCTCGCGGTGCCCGCGAGGGCCACCGTGCACCACTGGGGCCGCAAGCAGCTGGCCACATCGGAGCCGGGATCATACCGGCACGGACTCGGAGAAGTGCTGGTGACGATCACATGACGCAGGCCACCGTCGCTCCCGGCGGGACCGTCGCCGGCCGGCCGCAGCCGCAGACTACCGCCGAGCAGGCCGGCGGCCCGTTCATCCGCCACGCCCCGGACGGCCGCAGGGCGATCTATGTCGACAACCAGGGCTTCGCCGGGTTCATGTCCCGTCCCAACGTCAGCGCGCCCGGGTACGTGAAGGGCTACCGGCTGTACTGGACCGGTGCCGGGACCAATGGCGGCACCACCCCCACCATCTCGCCGGACTTCCCCGAGAACTCGGCCCAGCTCGTCCAGATGAAGGACGCGTTCGGCACCCAGCTCCTCACTGGCCCCGGGTACGCGATCCTGTACGAGGTCCCCCTGTACTCCGGGCAGTTCGGCACCGACGAGATGCGCTCCCCGCACTCGTCGCCGCAGCTGCTGCCGTACAACACGACGATCTCCGGCGGCACCACCTGGGCGTGGTCGTCGTACCTGCCGTTCGAGTTCGCGAAGGCGTACGGCACGATCAGCGGCGCCAACGCCGCGCTGCTGCCCGTCCTCCAGGTCAACGTCGCCCCGATCGCGAGCGTGTTCACCGCGAACGCGCCCACCGCCACGTCCATGACGCAGACGCTGGACTGCGATTTCTACTGGCTGCCCACCGCCCCCGCGGACCCGCCCGGCCTGGGCACCACGTGCCAGTGGATCTACCAGCCGTCCAACCCGACCATCGCCAGCGCGGCCAGCCAGTTCGTGCAGCTGCCCCGCCTCGGCGGGTACCTCACCGTGCTGATCCTGGAGCTGAGGGACGCGGCCGGCGCGCGGCTGACGGAGAACGGCACCACCAACCAGGGCTGGCCCGTCCGCCCCCGCCTCATCGTCGACGGCGTCCCGCTGGTGGACACCCTGTTCACCACCTGGCAGGAGGACCTGGCCATCTCGATGATGATCGGGGCCATCAACAACCCGGTGCTGTCCGCGGCGGGCGGCGTCCAGTCCGGCGTGGCGCAGGCCCCCCGCCCGTCCGGCACGTACGCGATCTCCCGCAAGACGTCCCTGGCGCAGCGGGACTTCGGGTTGTTCGACACCGGGGAGATCTTCATGTCGACGAACCCGGGGACGCAGCTGGAGATCGGCGGGTTCCCGTGGGGCACCGTCGCGTCCGGCCCGATGACGCTCAACGCGACGGTCGGGCAGGTCGTGCCGTCCGGCGCGCTGGTCCAGGGCCTGCCGGAGATCTGACATGTTCCTGAACATGGGCATCAACGGCCAGGGCAGCGCGGCGGCGAACATCGGCCCCGCGCAGACCCCCGCCGCGGCGGGCACCAGCCCGGCGGGGCCCACGACGATCGGGCAGAAGGCGTTCGGGATCGTCACCGGCAGCGAGGGCGGCCCCGCCACGGCGGGGTGGGCGCTGTGCGCCGCCGGGACCCTCGCGCTAGCCGGCTTGTGGTACATCTGGTGGTCGCTACC